TATCGTAAGTCTTTAATATTTCCATGAATGTTCTTTGATTACCACCAGCAGGTTTAATGTTCGAGCCTTTGAACATTTTTCTCATAAATTTAATTTTATTATTTTGATCTAATGGATTCTTTCTAGGATCGGAAGAGGCACTAGCAAAAACTTGGTGATTAGCCCGTTCTTTTCTAGCGACCTGTTTCACGGTGTTCATAAGTTTTGCATGCCCTATAGTAGGAGGGTTGAACCTACCGAAGGCAAAAACGATTGTAGAGTCTCTATCTAACGCCTCTCCGACAGACATCAAACTATCTGCTTCTTTATCAGATAATTTTCTGTCATCTCCTATTATTTCTTTAAGTTTGTTTATAAACTCAAAGTAATAATACTTCTCTAACATTTTATAGATTACATTGTTTGGTAATCTATTTCGTACACCATACTTTTTAATATCTTCTGGTGACATCTCGCCTTCAAACCCAGACTTTCTTTTATCTAGGGCATCATCTTTCATATCTATTAGTGTGTTAATATCATCTTCTAGTTCTTTAATCTTACCTTGAATTCTATCTCTAAGGTTTTCAATATCGTCATCATCTAGTTCAACTAGTTCTTTGTAGTCAACTAAATCTCTTTTAAATTCACCCTTTGCAATATCTATTTTTTCAACTCTTGCTCTAAACTCTTTCATGTAATCTTCTATATCAAATGGTTTAGATTGAGTTCTCTTTTCAAATCTATCATGTACAATATCAAACACATCATCGGCCATTTTATTTGCCTTATCGTAAATTGATCTATCTACAATTACAAAATAATTAACTGGATGCACCGAACCTGGCACATTCTTACCATTTACTTCCCTGACCATATCTCTTAATTTTTCAGACATCGCCTCTTTATCTTCATCAGCGACATCAAATAAAACATTGATATCTAGGTCGGCATCTTTTCTATATCTCTTTGTAAGAATACTACCTATGAGTCTATACTTCATCACAGGTGCAATTTTATTAAACTCTCTTATCTGATCTTCAATCATCTTTTTGACAACTGGTTTCAATACAGGTTTTTCTGTATCGTAATTGTCAAATACAGTTCTTGAATAATCTTTTCTAGGTAGGTCTATTATTGATTCTAATAAATCTTGTTTTGATATTTCTAGATATGGTAAAACTTTTAAGGCAAGTTCTTTACCTGCTTCGTGATCTGATCTATAATGAAATCCTGCTTGTATTCTACCTATGCCTATTTTTTCTGCAATATCTATTAATTGTTTTCTATGTGCTGGGTGTTTGATTGCAAGGTATTCAGCAAGTAATCTACTACCACAACTATGCCCACTAGGATAAGCAGGTGTTTTCATTGTAGTACCATACATAGTATCGAAGTCCATATTCAAAGCCTTTGCAACTTGATATGGTCTTGGTCTATTATATTTGTTTTTATGTGTTCTAGTTATTTTCCAAACATCATCTATTATGGCAGTAATCTCACTTGATCTATAATCTAAATTATTTTCATTTAGATACTCTCTGAAATGAAATGATTCCATAAAGTCAGAAACATAAATTGAATTCTCATCCTCTTTGGTTCTTTTAGACTGAACATTTGTAATCTCAACTAATTCATCTTTAGTTTCTTGACTATCATTTTCAGGTGGTGGCGATAGTTGAATACTTTCCCAACCAGGTTTAAAATGTTTCTGGTCATACTCCTCAACTTTCTGCATTGACTCTTTAAGAGCATCTTCGTTATAATAAACTAAGTCTTTTAAACTATAATCTATATCTTCAGATAATGTCTTTCTAAAATCAAAAAAACTTTTAGCCACGCTTCTCTATCTCTCCTATAATGTCAGCAGATATATCTTCTGGATCTTTACCCTCTGCTTTTATTTCAATAAATTTATCTTTCTCTTGTCTAAATTTATTAAGAACAGGTCCAGTTTCTTTTTCATATACCTTCAATCTATTTTTTATTATCTCTGGTTTATCATCTTTTCTACCACGAGCAGTTAATCTTTTTATTACTTCACCCTCAGATACATTTAGATACACAACATACTTGTAATCAATATTCTCTTGTTTCATTCTATTTAACTGTTCTAAGTTTCTAGGAAACCCATCTAATATATATCCGTTATCTGTATCATCTTTGCCTAGTCTATCTTTTAATGCCTTCATAACCTTTTCAATAGGTACTAGATCACCTCTATCCATAATCTTTGCGACTTCAGGATCTTTTTTCTGTAAGTCTCTCATCATGTCACCTGTGTAAACATGAGGTATATCGAAATGGCCTGAAATATATTTTGAGTATGTGGATTTACCTGACCCAGGACCACCTATCATCACGATAGTTACCATACTAATTTCTTCCATAAATTCTTTTAATGTTTTCATAACTTATTAGGATGTTTTACTGTTTTATGTTTAAGCACTTTACCTTTATTAGGCCCACTTTTGATTGTATAACCAGAAGTACCATGAGCATTTTGATCTACTGCTTTAACTAATTCTTTGTTCATAAGTCTTTCACGCTTTTTTTCTTTTGACTTACTAGTAAAGAAAGACATTAACATATGCATCCTACTTTTCATTATCCTTTTACCCAATCTTTTGCTATGTTAAAGTTTGCTCTACTAAACTCCATTCTATCTACAAGTTTTACAGCACCTGAAGATTTAATCGCAACATATCCTTCTGGACTGGTCACTCTAAATCCACTATCTGTTTTTAAGAATGTGCCTATACTTTGTACACTTCTTAATTTATTTAATAATAAAAGTTTAGCATTTTGTAATGACAGGTAAGTTGCAATACAGAAATATAATCCTTCAGAATTGCCTTTTATAAATCTTACACCTGCCTCTTGAATATCTTTATATCTTCTTTTTGTATTAGGTTGTTTTACCTTATCTATTTCTTGTTGTATTCTATCTCTATAAAATCCTACAAATTGACCTGCAAGTTTTTTTGTATTACCTAGTGGTGTACCTGCTCTTATAAATGAATTAAAGTATGCCTTTAATTGAACACCAACAGATAATATATTTGTATCTCTTTTAAGTTTATCCATAAAGATAGATCCTTTGCCTACTGAACCCATAGCCATTCTTAATATATTATCAAACTTTGCCTGTTCAGCAGCACTAAACTTAGCTCCAGTAGCATCTCTATAAGTTGCATCATCAAAGAATACACTTCTTGATTTTCTTAAACCTCTAACATTCGCACCAAAACTAGCACTCAATGTTGAGAATGATTTACCTTTATATGTTGTATGGAAAATAATGCCTATATTAGCATTTGCGATTCGACTTGCAAGGGGAGTTCCGACAGGTACTGCATATGTAATAGTATTAGGAGTGAATACGATATTTGTTTCACCTTCAATCTTAGCAGTTTTTAGTTCACCTTTTGTAAATAATAAGTCCCCTTGTAAGATACCTTTGATACCTAACTTTCGTAACTCCCTCAAGCAGATTTCTAATTTATCAGCCACAGCACCAGTATGATTCTTTCTGATGTCTGAGGATGTGTAGTTAATTTTAGGAGTTTTATTGAATACAGACTTTGTACCAACAAAGAAACGACCGTTGTCAGGATTAGTACCACAGACTATTGCTGGTGCACCATCCCATTTTACGGTCAAACTTGTTCTCTTACCACCACCAGAAAACATTTGTCTAATAGACTTCAAAAAGTTTATGGCGTTTAGCGCCCCACTACTTCCATTATTAATTATATCATCTTCTAAGTGTTCTAGGTGGGTGTTCTTTGCCTCTACGAGGTACTGTAAAAACCCTTGCATTTATTCGCCTTCTCCATTTATATAATATAGAATTCACTTTCAATACTATTTATAAGGTTAGAGATATGTAAAGTCACCCATAATCCTAGTAGGATAACCATCTCCGCCCTGAGTATCTCTCATGTTGAATTTCATTTTGTATTTATTTGTTAATATCTCCATATCTATTCTTTTACCTGATCCTGTTTTACCTCCATAAAATACTATACAAGATTTAGGTTTAGATGAATTTACCATGTATGGTTTATCAATCTTGATTGATTTAACTTCATTAGATAATTTATGTATTACATGAAATCCGTAACCCATACCTGATTGTATAAATGCCTCTAAGTATGATTTATTAACCTTATTAAAGGTATTCTTAGAGACACCCTTTTTCAATGTGCCATTAAATATATCACAAAACATTTTATTATCAATACCAAACATTTTTAATAATTTTAAACCATCTTTATTTTTTATAGTTCCTGTTTTTATTTCATCAGGCGTCAATATCTTTTTTATTCCTACATTGAAGAATGTAGTAGTACCACCTAACTTTAAACTTAGGTATGCTATTTGCTTACCTTTACTTTTTATAGTTAGATCAGTAACAATTTTACCTATATCTAAGCCACCTGCAGATGAAGTTATTACAGGACCTGGCGTAAATCTTAAAGGTCTAGATTGATTTAGAGCACCTTCTTCTACAACCTCTAAATTTTTTAACTTACTTAGTTTATAAGTTTTATCTAAGTGCATTACTGCTTTTTCTATTGCAGGATCATTTAATTGTTCTCCACCCCAATAGTCTCTTAGTGAATTCGCAAATGTGCTTTCAAATAAATTACCTCTGTTAGCAGCACCCCTATTGCCAGATGAACCTGCACCAAACTTTATTTTTATTTTAGATATATCTATGGCTCTTTGTATATCTTTTATCTCAATACTACCTTGTAGTTCTCTTGTAACATTGACTACATTTAATTTTGCTTTATCAATATTAATAGGCGCCTTTATATTACTGTATTTTTTCTTTAGAAAATCAAACAGCTCAATTATATCTGCAACCTTCTCAGGTTGATTCTTTAATTGTTTAATAATCTCTGCCTTTTTTTCAGGAAAAAATGTGTATGCCATACTGCTATTTATATAACAATTTGGCATAAAAGTCAAGCGTTAATATTGCCTATTGTAAGAAACTTAACGACACCACCATTAGGTTCCCATTGTTTATGTTTGTTTTGATGATTAGTTATTTCGTCTGTATCCTCTTTAAAAAAGTTCTCACATAGAATAGAACCTGTAGGTTTCTCTACACATTGATATACTATCTGTTTATCTTTCTTGACCATAACAGTCTCATAAGATAACTTGACATCTTTTTTAGGTGGTCTTTTTTCTCGTTTTTTTCTAGGCATTTTTTCCTTTATTGATTGCGTTGACTAATTTTTGTCTATTACTCTCGCCGAGTTCTCTTACTTTTTTATTCCACTCCTCGAATTCTTTATTTACTTTTTTCTTTTTTCTCTTTGTCATTTTACTCTATTACCTCTCAATGCAAAAAATAAGCCACCACAATATAGCATCAAATGAAAATGCTCATACATTAATACATACCATAAACTATCTGGTTCTAATATCAATATAACACCTGTCATTATACCACATATAACAATACCTGAAAATCTAGTGATCATATCACCGACACCAGGTTTTAATGCAATCGTAAGGCCGCCAACAAGTAATCCTATACCTGCAAATAATTCACCCCAAGCAACAAAGAACCAGACTGACATGGGTAACCCAAATGCCTCTGCATCAGAAACATCTAAAGGTAACTTTTGCAAACCTTGTAGTATAAAGATTATACCTAAGGGTACTCTCAGTAACCAGTTTGCACCTTTGAAGTCTGGTATCTTTTTTAAATATTGCTCAAGTGTCATCATTATAACTGACTTAGTAATTCAGGTAATATCTTTTTACTTTTACCAAAGACTTTTGCCTGTTCTACTAAATGTTTATTTGATACATCGCCACCGACAACAACTAATGCAATCATACCAACACCTTTATGTGGTGTGCATTGATACAAATAGATACCAGGTATCTCAAATGTAAATGAGTATTCAGCATTCATTTTACTTTTCTTAGGCGTTTGAAACCCATCAGGTCCTGCGATAAACTCTACATTGTGGCCTTTACTTGTAGGTACCCAGGTTATTGTCTCACCAACATCTACTCTAGATATATCTTCAGAGTAGACCATCTTGGCACCGTCATCTCTTTTGTTCAACATATCTACTGTTATATCAGCGTATGCTGTTGTTATATCAAATAATATAACTAAAACTAAAATTATGTATTTCATATTCACTCCTTATATTTTAAAATCTGAAAATTTATTTAGTCGTTTTGCTGTTTCTGTATTATCAAATACAGATTTTTCTGGTTCGTCTTGTTGATTTGCATCCACCATATCTTCTTGAGCAGATTGTTCTACATCATAGATACGCATTTTAGAGCGATCAACACCCAACATAAATTTACGATTTATTGTTGGATCATTATATCTATTCTTTAATTGTTTAACTAGAAACTGATTTTTCTTTTCTAATTCTTCAGTAGATATAATAGCGAACATAAAGTCAGCCGTTGCAGGCAGACCGAAACTTTCTGAGGTATCTTCTAGACCTATATCTGTGCTACCGAAGCCTGTTCTGGTAGTTTGTGTTGCAGAAAATATAGGTAGATCAAACTCTACTGCAAGACCTCTAAGTTCTTCAGCAATAGATTTTACTATTGTATAAGAATTAGCAGATGATCCTGCCTTTAGTCTAGATGATACACATAGATTTAAATAATCAATATAGATAACATCTGGTTTAAAACTTTTCTTGATTGCAAGTTCATTTAATAATACTTTAAAATGGCCTGCATGAGCAGAGGCAGTAGGATATTCTTTGATAATTAATTTGCCTTGAGTTTTTTCTTCTAGTCTTTTGATCTTATCTTGATACATGATCTTAGGCAATTCAGGTAGGTCACTCATGGCAACATTCAAAAGATTAGAGTCTATTCTTTCAGCAATTCTTTCTTCAGCCATCTCTAAAGTAATATACAATACATT